CTTGCAAGGTTATTGAAATCTGATTTAGACTCTTATTTGTTTCACCGCATTGGCTAGGGTAGCTCCCGAAAAGCAGCCTCATCACCTGCCTGCCAAATGCTTCTTCAGTGATGGCAACCTTTGATGAAAGGTGACAATGCACTACTACCAACACCATATTGGTGACTTCATTAAGGACACCTCGTTCTTAACCAACGAAGAAGTTGGCATCTACATGAAGTTACTTTGGCTTTACTACGACACAGAAAAGCCGCTTCCAAACTCACTGCACGAGCTTTCAATGAAGGTCAATGGCCGCGATAAGGAACAAGCCATATCGGGGCTGCTTGGCATGTTCTTCACGCTAGAGGAAGGAAGCTGGCATCACAAACGATGCGATAGGGAGATAGCCCACTATCACCAGCAATTGGAAGCCGCTTCCAAGGCTGGAAAAGCATCAGCCGCTAAACGAGCGTTGAACAAGCGTTCAACGGACGTTCAACAGCCGTTTAACGACCGTTCAACGACCGTGCAACCAACCAATAACCAACAACCAACAACCAATAACCAACAACCAAATATAAAACAACGCTCGGCAAGCTCGCTTCGTCCTAATGACGTTAGCGAATCTGTTTGGGATGACTTTCTTGCTATCAGGAAGGCCAAGAAGTCACCGCTTACCGAAACTGCGCTGAAAGGTATTAGGCGGGAGGCTGGACTTGCAAACCTAACGCTTGAGAAGGCTTTGCAAATGTGCTGCGCTAGAGGTTGGCAAGGATTCAAGGCTGACTGGGTTACAGACGATCTTAAGAAGGAAGATCATTACAAGCAGTCCTTAGACATTATCTTTGGCAGAAACAGGCATGAGAAGGACATCACGCCTAACAATCTACTGGAGGGCTAAGGCATGGACATACAAGTTATCGAGGCGATCTTCAAGAAACTTTCCATGACCTACGGAAAGGTTTTTCTCGACCAGTATCGAGACATGAACATGCAGGAGGTTATGGAGAACTGGGCGCACGAGTTATCTGGATTCTCTACAAGCCCTCATGCCGTGGCTTATGCGATGGAGTGCCTGCCAGCAGATAAGCCTCCTAACGTGTTGCAGTTTCGGTCTTTGTGCAGGCAGGCTCCGCCTCCGTTTTATCAGCGACTAGAAATGACAATAGATAAGACTAAAGGACTAGAGCAGGTTGCAAAACTCAAGCAAATAATTAGACCTCGCAATTTAGAAGGGGAATTTTGATGACAGATAAAGAAAAAGCCTACGCACTGCTAAGAAAGCTAGCAGACGAAACAACGTATGTGATGGTGCATCCCAACGAACTAAGGATTCTTCTAGACGATCTTGACCATATGAGGCTTAGGGTAAGGATCGCCAGACAAGAACTTAGCGATGCTTGGCAGCTTTATAGAGGGGATATGGCATGAGCGAAAACAAAACAGCAAAGACACCGACAGACGACGGTCATGTAGCGCATGTTTATTTGTTCGAGAAAACGGGTAGGCCAATGGTCGCATGGGATAACGCTAAAGACATAAAGCTAGGAGACAGGCTTTACGTTGCACAAAAGCAATGGGTTGGGCTGACTGATGATGTTGTGTTTGAGCTAGCAGACACAACCCTTTATGAAGGCGGCAAGAATTTTGGTGTGCTGGCGTTTGCTAAAGCGATTGAGCAAGCCCTAAAGGAGAAAAACACATGAGCAGAGAAGCTATGCAGATGGCGCTTGAGGCGCTAGAGAGCGATCCGGTAAGCCATGCTGGTTTGGTTAATAGAAAACAGGCAATAGCTGCACTGCGCCAAGCACTTGTCGATGCCGACGACATATCACAAGAACGTGTCGATGAAACGGTGAAACAAGAGCATGAGCCAGTGGTAAATATCGTAACAGGGCTACGACTGAAAGAAACAAGCTAAAGGAGAAAAACGTTTGAAAACCTATCTTGCAGGCGAGGCTGTGTGGAGACGACCAGCCGATCAATCGCCACCACGAGGTGTCAAGATGCTGCTGTTGAACCCTGGAGGTGTGTGCGTAATCGGGGCTTGGGCTGACTGGGCTCTAGCTTGGGCTCCGCTTCCGAAGGTGCAAGGCGAAATCAAGGAACTACTTATAAAGGGAATAGCATGAGTGGCGATCACAATATGAAGGATTCTTTTGAATGCCCAAGGTGTGGGCATTGCTGTGCGGTTGATGAATGGGAAGGTCAAGATAACGTGAACCATCCTAAGCACTACACGTCTCACCCGTCTGGCGTAGAGTGCATCGAGATAACAGAGCACATGAACTTCAACCTTGGTAATGCTACGAAATACGTTTGGAGATCGAGCTTAAAGGGTAAAAATGTTGAAGATCTCAAGAAGGCTATTTGGTACTTGGAAAGAGAGATAGCGAGGATAGGATGACTGACGAGCAAAAGAAGATTCTTACTTACTTGAGGAAGCGTAAGACACCGGCAGATCTAAAAGCGGTGAGGCTACAAACAAAGATCGACAAACAAACAGCGGTCAACTGCCTAAATTCTCTGTTAAGAAAAGGATGTATAAAGACAACTATTCAAATCAATGTGTATGCAAAGGAGCGTGTCTGGGAGTGGGTCAAAGACGAATACGAGGTCAAGAAGGTTTCCAGGCCGAAGAAGAAGTTCAAGCCTGTTGTAGAGCAAAAAGAAGTAGACATTAGTTTTTTCCACAACCCGTTTAATTTGAGGGTCGCATGAACTTACACGAAGCGGCAGCCATGAGTGCTGCACAAGACATCATCGAGCAGGCACAGTCAACCAGTGCGCTTGAGCAGCGAGCATTAGCTATCGTCAACCTTTCCATAGAACTTCACAGGAAAGCCATAGACCTTCGCTTGCAAGCAGAAGAGATTCTCAAAGAGATAAGGTTCGGGCTAAAATGAAGATTGGCTCCTTCCCCTCTTTTGCCCGACTGTGTGTTGGGCATTTTTTTGCATGAAAGCAGCGGTCTACACGGCGATCTTTGGGAACTATGACCCATTGCACTATGCGGTCAGACAAAGCGTTCCTACGGCGTTCTACGCGATCCTGGATAATGCTAAAGAGCCACAGGGATGGCAGCAAGTCATCACAAGCAGACGCTTCTCAGATCCTCGGATGGATGCTAAGTGGTTCAAGGTATTCCCAGATAAGTTGGAGTTTGCTGAGGACTATGTGATTTGGGTAGATGGGTCGATAAGGATCACGAGCCAAGAGTTTGTGGCTTACATGATCGAGCAGGCCGGAGATACGATGGCAGCATTTCATCACCCCTGGCGGACTTGTATCTACCAGGAGGCCGGAGAGTGTTGGGATATGGTCAAGTATCAAGATCAACCTATCTTGGCTCAAGTCGAGCACTATCGGGAACAGGGCTGGCCGGAGGACTCAGGTCTGATTGCAGGCGGGGTTCTGTGTTGGAAGCGGAGCTACATCAATCCCCAGGCTAATCAAGATTGGTGGGTCGAGATGATGAAGTGGACGCTCCAGGATCAACTGTCCTTTCCGATCATCGCAGACAAGCACGGGTTAGAGGTCAATGTGTGTACAGAAAACCTCATGGATAACAAATACTTTCAGGTGGTAGCCCACCATAGGATGGCGGAGTATGAAAAAAGTTCCGATTTTGATTTGTACGGTAGGGAGTCCAAGTCTTGAAATCACGTTGTCGAGCATCCGTCTTTACGCCAAAGAAGCGCCTATTTATTTGTCGAGTCGGGCCGAGACAATGGACGAACGAATTTATAGATGGGTACTCAATTCGTCGGGTAACTTTGGTGATGCCTACAACCGGATCATGGACGACGCCTTCCAGCATCACGATGCAGTCATCATTGCCAACGACGACATCTGCCTAACTCCAGATTCCTACAGACTTCTACTTGAGGATGCAGAGCATCTAAAAAAGGCAGGGCATAAGATCGGGGTTTTGGGTGCGAGGTCGGATTACATCTTAGAGGCGCAGAATATTCGCTTCGAGGGTGGGGCTAGAAATGGGTTAAAGTGGGCGGAAGAACAGACAATCAAAGAGACGAGCGTGATTGCGCCGATCTTTGCTTACATCACAAAGGAAGCCTTCCAAGCGGTCAGGTTTCCTCCCATCAACTGGTTTTCAGATAACGTCTTTTGTCATACACTTACGGTATGTGACTTTAAGCATTTTGTTTCAAGGAGTTACGTTCACCACGCAGGCAGTCAGACGGTGGGCAAGGACGACTCTAAGAACATCAAGGAGGCAGCAGCATGGCTGTGGAAAAACGAACCAGGGATAGCAAAGCATTACCGTCTCCCTACCGAATGAAAGTTCCTCCTGTACCCATTAGGTATGACCGGAAAGTAGGCATTCCTTTACAACCCAAGGAAAAGAAATGAAAGGTTTGCTTTCCCCTAAAGTCATGATCGTTGTTAAACAAAACGACGAGGAAGATGACGAGAGTTGTCCGCTTCCCACGCAAGACGAGGCTTTGAACGAAGAGAACAAAGCAATCGCAAAAGAGAAGGCGATGTATGGCCCTGAGCGAGAGGGTGATACGCAATTCTGGCGGGATTTAGGCGCAAAGTGGCGTATCTCTGCGAGTCAGGCCAAAGAGAGACGTTGCGGAAATTGCGAATATTTCGACATGGACATGGAAGATTGCCTGCCAGAAGGCGCGGGTTATTGCCATCAGTGGAACTTTATGTGTGCGCCGGACAAGTCTTGCGCTTCCTGGGAGATGGGCGATGAAGAAGGCGATATGGGAGAAGGCGAGACCGAAGAAACTGGGGAAGAGTGAACCTCTTTCCAAGTCTGAGAAAAAGTCCGCTAAGGCTATGGCCGCATCTGCTGGCAGACCTTACCCGAATCTTGTGGATAACATGAGAACAGCGAGGAAGAAATGAAAAAGACCAAGGCTGAGAAGAAGATCAGTAAGGTTATGACCGAGTTCGGTAAAGGACAGCTCCACTCAGGCAAAGGTGGCCCAGTTGTCAAGAGCCAGAAACAGGCGGTAGCGATTGCCCTATCTCAAGCTGGCAAAGCTAAGAAGAAATGATTAAGCGCGGATCAGAGACGTTTTCAGGCTACAACAAGCCTAAGAAAACACCAGGACACCCCACTAAAAGCCATGCTGTCTTGGCTAAAAGCGGTGATGAGGTAAAACTGATCCGTTTCGGGCAGCAAGGCGTAAAGGGTTCCCCTGAAGGCTCCCCAAGAAATGAGTCTTTTAAGGCCCGCCATGCAGCCAATATTGCAAAAGGCAAGATGTCTGCTGCGTACTGGGCTAATAAGGTGAAATGGTGAAGCGCAGAAAGGGTCTGCTGGACGAAGAGAAGTTCCTGCCTCCGATGCCGGAGCAGTTGCCGAGAGGTGTGAGTTCGCTTCAAGGGTACGGGCAGACGAGTCCTGTAGCGCAGGGTCTATTAGGGTTTACGGGTAGGAATCCGACGTATTCGGTAATGGATCCACAAGCACAGCAGATGTCTGATGCTTACAGACTAGGTGAACAAGCAAGTGTTGCTAGTCAACTGTACGGGTCGGTATTACCTTTTGCCGCAGCGTCAACGATGGCAAGCGCACAGCGAGCAGGAAGTCTGTTGAGTCCGCTTACTGTGTTTCATGGTTCTCCGCATAAGTTCAGTAAGTTTGACGCAAGCAAGATCGGAACAGGCGAGGGCGCACAGGCTTACGGGCATGGGCTGTACTTTGCGGAAAATCCTGCTGTTGCTAAAGGTTACCAAAGTAGATTAGCTGGAGGAACAGACCCCTATCAATACCAATACCAAGGCCAGATGTACGAGCCTGGTAGTGAAAAGAACCCAGTAACTCATGCGCTTGGATTGATTTACCACCAAGGTTCTAAGTTTGCTCAAAACATAGCTAAACAAGGTCTTAAAGACGCAAAAGCTGGCGATGCGTTTGCTTTGGACATGGGCGGTGTTGACTATTACCAAAGGATGTTAGACGTAGCTAAAGCAGCCAAGAAGTCTGACATTCAGGCTACGCAAGGTGCTTTTTATAAAGTAGACCTACCAGACGAACAAATAGCAAAGATGCTAGATTGGGATAAGCCGCTTGGTAAGCAATCGAAAGAAGTTAAGAAGTTCATAGACGAAAATGGAAAGCCTATTTTAGATACCTTTGCCGACCTTCAGCGGAGAGGGCTGACGAAAGGTGTTTACCAAACTATATGGGATATGCCTGGCAAAACAATTTTTGATGTTTTCGGCAAAGGCGGACAAACTGAAGCTAAGTTAAAACAGGCTGGAATACCTGGGGTTCGTTATTTAGACGAAGGATCTCGTACTAAAGGCGGTACAAGTAACTTCGTAGTATTCCCAGGCGAAGAAAGTAAACTAAGGATTATGGAAGTAAACGGAAGGCCTGTAGTCATAGACGAAGAAGAGCTAAGACGATCGGGATTGCTTGGTCAAGGTGTTGCACAGTAACAACATATGGACAACAAACTATTGCAAGATGCTGATAGAAGGCTACCTCCTGCCGCTGGCATGGGTAGGGCCAAGGGAGTGCCTAACAAGAGCACTGCTGCGGTGAGAGAGGCTATCGCTAAGATGGCAGAACTAAACGCACCTCGTTTTGCTATGTGGCTAGACGAAGTAGCACAAAAAAGCCCAGAAAAGGCTTGCGATATTTATCTTAGGGCTATCGAGTACCACATACCCAAGTTAGCGAGAACAGAGGTAACAGGTCAGGACGGGCAACCAGTTGCTTTGCAAGTGACATGGGCGCAACAAGAATAGTCATTCCGTATGCACCGCGAGCGCAACAGCTACAGATCCACCATGCGCTTGCAGACAAGCGATTCGGAGTCGTTGTGGCTCACCGTCGTATGGGGAAATCAGTCTCTGCTGTCAACCATCTCATTAGAGCAGCGATAGAGAATACGAAGGAGGCTCCCAGGTATGCGTTCATCGGGCCTACTTATTCTCAGACCAAGCGAGTCATCTGGGATTACCTCCTCAAGTTTACCGAGCCCCTTAACGGCACCGCGAATATTGCGGAACTTAGGGTTGATTTCTGGGGCAGACGCATCCAACTTGCGGGGTCTGATAACCCAGACTCTCTTAGAGGACAGTATTTCGACGGGGTTGTATTCGACGAGTTTGGGGATCAGAACCCTAAAATTTGGTCGGAAGTGGTTCGTCCGGCCCTATCGGACAGAATGGGATGGGCGTTATTCCTCGGAACACCCAAAGGAAACAACCACTTCAAGACCCTGAGAGACCATGCAGAGCAGCATAACGATTGGGCACTGCTTGAGTTCCGAGCATCCGAAACTGGTCTTATCCCTCAGACTGAACTCGACGCAGCCAAGTCCGAGATGGGAGACGATAAGTACTTACAGG